GTCGAGCAGGTCTCCGGTAAAAAATATGATCTGTATCATGTTAAGGAAAACAACCTACAGGTTGGCGGATTTTCATATCGCCCGCGCTACTTCTGGGTTGCGGTTGAATCAGGACTTAAGTTTTCAGCTCCAATTACCGAACCAAAAGAACTTCCGCGCATCATGGACATCATCGGTGATCTTGCGGAGATGCCACAGACCTGGAACAAGCAAAAGTACACCGCGCCATCTCCATCAAAGTATGTTAAGCACCTGCGCACAAAAAACAACATGGTTGACGGACACATCGGTAAATCAAACATACACGCACAACGTATTGAAGAGATCTTTAGCATCATCGGCAATGAAGGCTGGGAAGGGAACGGTGACACAGGTGGCGCACTTAAAAAAGCCGTAGACTTAAACGACGGTAAGTTCCCTCAAAGATGGGTCGACATTTCTCCTCGCGTTATTCGTAAAGATTTTAAGTTAGGGTTTTCACAACCGTACAGATGGAAAACTGATCACTGGTGTAACGTATTAACTGGCTCAGCGTTAGATCACGTTGTTCACCCAACGCAACCAAGACTTATCACACACAGAGAGTCTGCGCGTATACAAGGTCTTCCTGATGATTGGAATATTGAAAGTTCACGCGACTACTCACACCTTGCGGCGGTGTGGGGCAAGGCTGTTCCTGTACAGGCTGCAAACTGGATTGGTAAGGCTCTTAAGGATTCACTTGACGGTAACCCACAAGGACCAGACGCAGAGTTAATCGGAGATCGGGAATATCTTATAGACGCGGATAAGGGATTCTCCAGACACTACGCTAAGAAAAAGTGGTACAGTAGCCCTATGGAGACCGTTAGCGAATGAAGCATATCCGCACGTACGATGACAGTCTCGTGCCGATCTGTGAAAGATGCTGGATAGATGAAAACAGTCTATGGGAAGCTGATAGCGTAGACATCAGCGGTAACATTATTACCCGTCTAATAAGCGTTACGGTTCCAATTGAATTATCCCCAGGTGCGGTGTCGGATTGCTATGTGTGTGGAAGATTGACCGTGGTAGGTATCTATATATCTTCCATTGAGCTAGACGGGGAAGACGCAGAGTTAGACGAGTTAGAGGAAGAAGCTATACGCGAGGAGCCTACGCCCGACGAGATTTAACTATTTTCTTTTATGTTCTTCCAACGTTTTTTGTGAGATTCTGACATATTTTTACGCCATTCTTCAGAAAGTTTTTTACCTTTGTTAGGAGAAATTTTCCCTTTATGAGCGTCAGACATCTTTTTCTTAGCTTCTTCTGTATGAGTTGTACCTCTGTTTAATGCGGGCTTTCCACCAAGAGTCTTTTTCATTGACTCTGATTTCTTTTTCCTTGTTTCTTCAGAATGAACATAGCCTAGCATACCATCTCCACCAGAAGTTAGGTTGAGGAGTCTATGCCCTTCTTCCTTAAACTTGGCGATATAGAAGACTTCACGTTCTTTAGCTTCGTCAAAAGATAGGCCAGTCTCTAGCTCTTTTACACAGATGTCATCGTGTTTGCGCATCCAGTCATAGACTGGCAGCCTAGCACCTTCACCAGCGTTATACCTATGCTTTGTAAATCTTTTTTCAGCCGTATCATATTGTGATATTCCGATATACCTATGTTCTTGTGGGTTTGAAATAGAGTATAAGGTATATACGCAAGCCATGGATATATGGTACCATATTTCCATTATATAGACTGCCTGTTATAATTTACTAAAATGACGAACGGACGAATACATGCAAACCTTTGTACCTCATACCGACTCCTTTGAGCGCATCGCGCAGGAGTTAGATAACAAGCGCCTTAATAAGCAGGTTCTTGAGGCATGGCAACTTATGCTTGTACTTACCTCGCTCAATCCGCAAGGAGAACACCGTGACCCTAAGGGTTGGCGCAATCACCCTGCGGCAAAGATGTGGGAAGGCCACGAAAAAGCCCTAGCCTTATACGCAACTACCATGTGTGACGAGTGGCTTAAGCGCGGTTACAAATCTACGATGATTCCTAAGATCCAAGGAACGCTAGTCCGCGCGCTTGAGCTAGGCCGTATCAGCGACGAGTTAACATTCCCTTACTGGTTTAAGGATAAGGACACATACGAGCAAATCGCGTCTACCCATCGCATTGCTTTACTACGCAAGGAGTACGAGTGGTACTCTCAGTTCGGCTGGCCAGAGGATAAGGGTTACCGCCCAGAGTATTACCAATACCTATGGCCTGACATGAACGGTGTACTCCAGCTCGGCACCTACAACAACATGTAGGCATTGCTCAGTGACGCTTAGAGACACTTTTACGCCTGACCTGAGGTAATTTATTGTTCTAAAATAATCTGCGTTTATCCGCGCGAAGATCCACCTTTCAGTGTAATATTCCCTTAACGACGATAGCGCTAAGGGGAATTGTGAAAGACTCACGTATAGGTGAGCTTTTGTGGAAGGAATGGACGGGTGAAGGCTACGAGCCTCTTCACGACCATTCGGTTACCTTCTTCACAGAGGATCATATAGATCTAGAGAACGAGCTTATTCGTCGTGCACTCGCGTCTGCATTGCAACGCGACGGTATATCCGTGTCATTAGGCAACGGATTTAAGTATCTTGACTCCGCGTTGATTAACTACGGTTACGCAGGAGAAGTAGACGGCGACAATGAATTAACCGCGTGCGATGAAGACGGTGAAACACGCGAAGGCGATAGCGTAGATGGCTTGACTCCTATTACGTGGGTTGAGGTAATCGCAGAATGAGCGGATCACTAGATCTTAGTTGGCAAAAAGATTCAGCATGCGGACAACAGGTGAACGAGGATTTTAGAGATTTCTTCTTTTCATCCGAGCCTGCAGAAAAATACCAGGCAAAGAATCTTTGCTTCTCATGTCCTGTAAGAAAAGAATGTTTGAAGTGGGCGTTAGAGCACAAGCAGATCTGGGGAATCTGGGGAGGAAAAGACGAAGGAGAAATTCGTCGTACACTTTCCGTATCCTGGAACGGGCAAGAATCTCGTAGACAGCGTTTTCCACAGTGTCCTTACTGCAACGCACGGCCAAATAAACTTAAGACATTGGTGGTAGATGTCCCAGGCGGAGGACGTTGGGCAACCATGCGTCTTGTTCAATGCGAGGCTTGCGACTTTACCTGGCGCTCACGAACAAGCGCGAACGCGGTTGACGCGTATCATATTCAACGCGAGGAAAAGCTAGCAAAGAGCGAGCGTGATAAGGAAAAGAAAAAGAAGCCTAAGAAGGAAAAACCGCTACTGTAGCCAGCGATCTTTATACGCCGCGGCTCTATCTTCTTTATCCTTTAGATACTCGTACCACCAGCGCGATGCGCCTGCGTTTTCTGACAACGTAAGGATACCGTAGATAGTTCTGTTATCTAGATACTGTTTAATATTTTTATCACGCGCAGAGTTTGAGAACACCATATACTCCCAGCGATCAGAATCCTCTAGATACGAAAGCTCTGAAAGATGCTCGCGCTTAATTAAATACGTGCAGTGAACACACATGCACTCGATGAGTCCCTTAACCTTTTGCTCTAGCACCTGGTAGTAAGCGTCGTTTGCCACGATTGAGCCGTAGTCATCTACTACGTGATGGTAGTTAGCGTAGTACTGCCCAAGGTGTCCTTCGCGTTCCTTTGCAGTTTCCTCGTCGTCTACGTTGTCGCCAAACGCAACCGCGTAGCGAATAAACGGAGCTACTATAGGGAGATCTAACTTAATAAGCTCGTTAAGCGTCTCCTGGAATATAAAGTTATCTACGTCAACCACAAAGTAGTACTTGCAGTCGGTTTCTAGGCACTCGTTAAAACTTTGTTGACGAATCTTTGCAAGGACCCTAAATCTTTCGCCGTTCCACTCGTGCTGCTTAAAACGCTCTACCGCCTCGCCGACGTTTTGCTTATCGTACACGCAGCCTTTGTAAAGATGAACGTTCTTCTCTATCCAGTCATCTAAGATCTGCACGGTATTGTCGGTGTTGTTGTTTGTGCGGATATAAAGAAATAATTTTTCCTTAGGGTAATCCCAAGCCTCAAGCGATTCAAGAAATAAAGGCAATACCGCTTCCTTTTGCTTTACAAGAACTGCAACAAATACATCAGGCTGTTCCATTTAGTTGTGCCTCGATTCCTGCTTTATAAAACCTTAGGTTTGTCTTTAGGCGTTCATCGTCGGGATTTCCGGCAAGTGCAGCCTCGCCATATTGTACAGCCTTATCTCTATCACCTAGGTAGTGTGCGGATAGCCCACGCATGTCGTCAAGTTGCCAACGCCATAAAGCCTCGGATGAAAGATAATGATCCGTCTTTGCACTCGCGGCGACAAGCTTACATGTTTCCCAGACTCCACCCCAGTCGCCGTCTTCATAGTAGCAACGTACCTTCTCGTAGTAATTTTCTCCACAAGGATCAATTTCAATTGCCTTATCTGCCCAGACGTGCGCTTCTTCCTTCTTGCCTATGTTGCGTGAAGCCTCCGCGGCCCAACGGCACACGGCTGCACGCTCTATATACCAGTCCTTGCTAAACTCAGTTACCTTTTCAGCCGCGCTGATAACAAGATCCCACTGCTTATAGAAGTAGTATTCACGACATAGGTAAACCCAGATGCGGTGATCCTCGCCGAACTCCTTTGACGCGGCAACAAGCATAGGTAAGTATTGCCCGCGCGATTTTGTGTTGTCAGGCTCGTGATACATCTTAACTCCCTTAATTTGGCAGCTAATATTTTCTGTATCAAGTGACGGAACAAAAACCTCGTGAATTGGGTATTTCCAATACATCTTGTGTCGTGAATGAAGACGGCAACCCCACCAAACGTGTCCGGTGTCAAACTCACACCAGCCTTTTGTTGAGCCGTCAACCCACTGCTTCTTAACTTCCTCGAAGAAGTTCTCATCTACGAGCTCGTCCATATCTAAAGACAAGCATACGTCTATATCGTCAGGTAGTAAACTTTGCGCGGTGTTACGAGCAACGTCAAAGCGCCAAGGCTTGACGCTAATCTCATGTACTATGACACCGTGCTCACGTAAGATCTCAACCGTGCGGTCCGTGGATCCGGTGTCACACACAAGGCGGAAGTCTGCGTCCTTGGTGGTTTCAGCCCAGCGGGCAGCATGCTTTTCCTCGTTTAACGAGATGGCGTATGCGGCAACTTTCATGGTCATACCTTATCAAGAATACCACCAGAAAGTGTGCCTACATACAATTAAATTACGAGAGTTGCAGCTTCTTCCGTGGTCAAAGGTGTGCCTGCCACAAGCTTTGCGCGGGCAGATGCCTTTAGGGCTGCTAGCGCCTCGGCTGCGGCTACTCGCTCGGCCTCGGCTGCGGCAAATGCTGCGGCATCTGCTTCACGTTGTGCAATCTCTTCGCCTGTCAAAGGTATCTCGGCTGATATGCCGGTCTCACAATTAACGACGATCTTTGTTAGTGTCTCTGACATTAGATTTCTCCTAGTTCGATGTTGTGTTCTTCGTTTGTACAGTTCCAGCGACAAGTTGCCTCATCTAAGACTTCTTCAAGATGGCAGTTAGCCTTAGGTGCAATAAAAGCGTCTCTTGTTGAGTCGTATATATATCCAATACCAGCATAGTTCTTTCTGATGTTGCCGTTGTAACTTGTCTTGACCCAAGTACCGCCAAGTGCGTTGAAGAAGGCTTCGCCTTCATCTCCGTAGTTAGGTCCTACTAGGACTTCAACTACAATGTTGTTATCTAATTTAGCCCAATGTGACATCATCTCTCCTTAAACCGCGTACCGAACAATGACAATACCTGAACCGCCTGCTGCGCCAACAGCAGTAGAATATGCTCCACCGCCACCGCCGCCACCTGTATTGGCAGTTCCTGCAGTTGCATTAGTTACGTTAGGTCCTTTAGCACCGCTTCCACCACCACCAGTTCCACCTGTTCCAATATTTCCTGGTGATTGTTCAATTCCGCCACCGCCACCGCCAGCATAAGTTACTGATGAACCAGAAATCGAAACCGCTACACCATTACCACCATTACCACCAGCAAGTGTTGTACCTACGCTACCGACTGCTCCAGCACCTCCGCCGCCTCCGCCGCCATATAAAGAAGCAGCAGCAGCACCATTACCACCAGCGTAACCTTGATTTGCAGTACCAGCACCGCCAGTTTTTGAATAAGTACCACCACCGCCCGAACCACCAGTGCTGCCGTTATTACCACCGCTAGTTCCACCAAAACCGCCACCAGTAGATGTGATAGTAGCAAATACAGAGTTGCTACCACTTGCTCCTTGTGCACCACCTGCTCCTACTGTAACCGTGTAAGCAGAAGTTCCTAAAGATAAAGGAGTTTCCAATGAACCTCCGCCACCTGTCGCAGTTACAGTTGAACGAAGACCACCTGCACCGCCACCACCGCCATATAATTGACCACCACCTGCTCCACCTGCAACTACAAGGTAGTCACAAGTAAGAGATTTCTGTGGAGTAAATGTTCCTGATGAAATGAATGTGTGGTACCAGTAAGTACCGTCAGTCATAATGGTATCGCCACCTGTTGCGTATGGAACTATGGCAGGGGTAGTGCCTAGTTTTGCTACGCCGTATAGGTAGAAGGTTGAGTATTGAACGAAGTTTGCTGCGTTAGCAGATTCAAAACTGATTGAAGTTATTGCTGCGGTATTAGACCAAAGACCAGCAGTAAAAGCAGCATAAGCAGCAGTTGCATTATTTTCGGTTACTGCATCTGTTGAGTAAGATTTATAATTAGCAGATGTGTAGTTTGGAATATAAAATTCTGCATTAGAAAAAGTTGATGCGGTTGCGCTTGCTCCGTCAATAGCATAATTGAAACCATAAGTAGTTGAGTTATTAGTTTCAGATGCAGCCGCAGTACCATTTCCATTTAATGAACGCTCTGAATAAGATGTTGCAGAACCATTGAATTTTACTTTGTAAAAATCATAAGTGCTTGCTCTATCTGTACGCGCTGATGATTTAATAACCAAATCAGTGTACCCAGTCTGTGGGATATTATTAAAAGTTACAGAGTTTGCGCCTGCTGCGCCGACTGTGATTTTTTCTAAAAGAACATAATTTGCTGGCATTTATTTACCTACCTTAATTGTTATAGTCATTATGCCGCCGCGATTCCATAGAGTGTCAAAGTAGAACCAGACCCAAAATATTTAGTCGGTGTCGCCAAATAAATTGAAAGAGAAGTTATAGCAGAAGTGCTGCGCCATAACGCCACACTTGCGCCTGTTGCGTTTTGATTGTCTGCTTCACGAAATAGCATAGATTTGTAAGTGGTTGTGTTGCTGTAGTTTAATAAATCTGTTGTCCATAGATGCGGCGTAGTTGAAATGTTGCCCCAAGCCGTAAAATAAATAAGTGTACGATTTGTGGTTCTGGTTGAACCAGCAGATGTTCCATCCCCATAAACTTGGGTCTGTGAATAATTAGTGCCAGTATCAGAGTTTATTCGTAAATATAGATTATCTGTACTTGTTACAGTAAATCCATTAACCACTAATCTTAAATCTGTATAAGACGCTGAGATGGATGTAAAATCAACTTGGTTTGTTGTTGAACCACTCACAGTATTAGTTGCTATGGGAGTGTATGTATTTCCTGCAGCCATTGTTATGCTCCTTTTATCCCGTATAGGGCAGCACTTGTGTACTGTGTAAAACCATTTCCTGCTGCTGAAAGTAATGTAATTGCATTTACTGCTGCTGTATTAAGCCAAAGACTGGACCATAACCCAACCCAACCAGAACCATTATTGTCCCAACCGCTAAGACTTCTTGTAACAGTATATTTATTAGTATTTGCGTAATCAAGAATATCTACAATTGTTGCACCAAATTGATTCTCTTCAATACCAATAATACCTAAAGTTGAAGATGTGGCACTACCTGCTGCTACAGAACTTCCATCACCGTAAAGTCTGTGATAAACATAGTTAGCACCAGTGTCACTATTTAAGCGGATGGCTAAGGAAGACAAACTTGCTGCACCATCTTTTGCAAATAATCTAACTTGCAAATGCGTATAGGTAGCAGGGATAGAACTAAAAGTAATAGATGTTGTAGTGGTACCTAAAGTAGTTGTAGCAATAGAGTCATAAGCACCGCTAGGTGCAAAGAGATGGCCTGAGATTTGTGAGGCATAGATACCAATATTGGATGGACTCATTATGCAAGGTCACCAATAACATACCAAGTATCTGTAGCCACTTTCTTCAAAGTCATAGCAGAGTATTGAGCACGTGCTTTAGGTG